CTTCTTCGTAAGCGAACTCGCGGGTGTTCTTGATCCAGCCTTCCAGGATAGGCAGGAAGTCGAGTGTCTCCGCCAACGCTTTAGGGTCGTAGGGTTCGCCCTTGGTGAACACCTGCTTGGCCAAGGTCTGCGCCTTGCGCTTCAGCGCGGGGCACACAGACGCGGCGCGGCACCAGCGGCAACCCTTCTCGCTTGGAACCAGGAAGCCTGCGTTCAGCAACGCCTCTGGCGCGTGCTGTTCGGCGTCGCCCACCACCGACACCGCTGCGCTGAGGTCGGCGTGCAAATCAATCAAGTCCACAACATCAAAGGTGACCGAGCGCACTGGCCCGTCGGGGTGCGGGCAACGCGGTTGCACGATGGTGGCCGTCACCTGCTGCGCGGGGTAGCCAAACGTAAGCAGCGTGGCCAGCGCATAGATTTTAAGTTGCAGATTGCCGTGGACTTCGACAGGCACGCCCGCGCCGTATTTGAGATCAACGATGTGTAGGTGGCGGTCTTCCTCCTGCCACACCACTGCATCGGCAGTGCCGTAGATGTCGGCGTTGACCTCCACCTTCTGCTCGACGTGACGCACACCAGCAAGTTCACGAACGTGGTTGACGTAACTGGCGACGTTATCGAGCGTGGCGCGTTCAGCGTTCACCAGTTCGCCGCGCAACAACGCTTCGGCTATCTCGTGCGCCTGGCGTCCTTCCTCAGCGAACACGCTCGATTTGTTCGGCATACCTTGCGACAACACAACGCTGCCTGGGCATGTCATCCAACGCTCTGCGGCGCTTGGCGATAGTTTTGCGTGGCTCATAAGATTGGAAATCCTCAATGGTAAGTGCGAAAATCGCAACGTGGTAGATACTTCTCTGGCGAGCAAGTCAGAAACAACACATGGTACAAAACTACCCCGCCGAAACCGTCCTGAAGATAGAACGCGGGGTACCCAAGCAACTGCTGCGGCTCGTTGTGGTCGTCCATGAAATAGACCGCACCGTCCCTTGACCTGCGAATCCGCGCTACACCGCCTGAGTTGAAACTCTTCCAGGCGAGGTAATCGTAACCAAACAAGCGGTGCGTCAGTTTCCAAAGCATCTGTTAATCCTCACTCCGTCTTACTCCTAGAGTTGTCAGCGCGGACACGCACAAAGTTTGTCACGCCCGAGCGGTCGGTGTTGTCCCAGATGAAATGGGCGTACTCCACGCTGTCTGTTGACGACGTGCCGCTGAAAGACGGGCGGCGCGCGTGCATCACGATGGTGGTGGGTGGGTAGTCGGTGAAGAAGTCATCCCTCGCCGCACTGCCCAGCCAGTTCAATCGTTGCAGCATGATGACCTTGCCGCTCTCCTGATCCACCAGTTCCAACGCCTTCCGGGTTATTTCCTCGGCGATAGCGAATGGCGGGTTCGTGATAATCAGGTCGAAGTCCAGGTTGTCAGGGTTGTTCCAGGTCAGGAAATCCGCCTTGATGTCCGCGTGCGAATCTTCTCTTATGTCCAGCGTAATCACGTCATCCCACCCGTATTCCGCCAACACGTCGGGGTAAGGCATGGTGAAGACCTCACTGAGATTGACTGAACCGCCACCTGCGCATGGGTCTAACGCCAGCCTCCCGTCCATGTCGTCGAACAGTTCAGGGAGGGCGTCAAACAGCTCCCTGATTATCCATTTAGGCGTGACGTAATAGTCGCTTTTATGCCTGTCGTAACCACGTAACGTGCTGCTCATGATGCGCACTCCTTGATGAAGGAGGCGTAGTGCTGTTCGGCCAACTCGCTTGAACGAACCGCCCCATACTTCTTAAGCAGCTCGACGCCAGCGGGTACGCCCTTGGCCGCTGTGTAGGTCTGCAACGCATCGCGGATGTCATCCAGCGTGTAGGTGGCAGGCTCGCTCGCGTCCAGCTGGGGTTGAGGCTGAGGCTCGTCGCCCAAATCCAAAACCAACTGGTCGTCGTTTGCGGGTTCTTCCTCTACGACCTCAGCTTGCACAGGCTCAGGCTTCTGGGTCTGTATCTTGACCCGCCGCGCGCGGCTCTTGGTGTCGTTGGCCACAGGCGGCTCGTCGTTCGCCAACTTTTCAAGATTGGCACGCATCACCGACAGGATTTTATTGTCTGTCAGGTCAGCGGTGTCGAAGGTTACGGTGATTTGCATTTGCATCTCCATTTCGTGATGTTGAGAGTGTAACAATGACTTGAGAATATCGCAACTGTCAATCCATGATTTTTGCAATTTCTCTTGTCTTGTGGACAACGACGCGCATGACGTCCTCGTCCACGGAACTAGCGCATGTGAAAAACCTCACACGCACAGGTCTGGTTTGCCCCACCCGGTGGCAGCGCATTGCTGCCTGGGCGTTGTTCGCGGGAACCCAATCGGCTTCGATAAAGGCCACCTCCCGCGCACTGGTCAATGTGATGCCGGTGCCCGCCGCCACAATCTGGCCGATGAACACCCTGCAACTTGGCTCGTTCTGAAACTTGTCGATGTTCTGCTGGCGCTTGGCCGTGGGCGTGCCGCCGTAGAGGGTGACAGGTTTGAACTTGCGGAGTTTGTCTCGCGTCTCGTCAATGACCTGCTTGTGCACGGCGAAAATGACCAGCTTATCAATCTGCCCTGTCTCAAGTTCTTCCTTCAGGATGTCGATGACGCGGGGGAGTTTGGCCAGGCCGATGTAGCGCCGCAGCGTTGAGGTGCTTTTCGAATATGCTTTGAGCAGCTCCAGGCTATCCTTGCTGGTGTGGTGGTGGCCGCTTCTGATTGCGTTCAGGCTGGTCTTCAGACTCTCGTCAATGTTCTTGAGGTTATCGAGGAACGCGGGCACGCCTATCGACACCCAGTTCTCATAGAACCACGGGTCGAGCTGGACTTCGCTACGATCAACAGTCACTTCTGAAAAGGTGATGGGGGGCAATTGTTTCATGACGTCATCCTTCTTTCGTCTCAACATGAATTGGTTTAGCAATGCTTTGAGTTCGTCAGTGTTCTTGTGGCCTGTAATTTTGTAGCCGTAGTCACTGTCGAAGCCTGCGCAAAATCGGTACACAAAATCCCAATAGGGTTGGTTGACAATTTTCGCTGATCGCAAATGGGTGTAAAGCTCTGAGGCGTTGTTTGGCATGGGCGTGCCAGTCAACCGCCATGTGCGCTTGGCTTTGTGCATCAAGCCTGGGTGCTGGTTGTGGCCGTACAAAACCTTCGTGCGCTTGGCGCTGCGCTCTTTCAGGAAGTGCGCCTCGTCAATCACCAGCACGTCCCACTCCCGCGACTTCAGATTGTTGCGCAGCTTCTCGTTGCTGGCCAGCAGGTCGTAGGACACGACGTTAACGCCAGGCGCAGGCGCGTCTTTACCTGTCAGGATCAGCGTGCACGGCCTGCGGCGGTCGCTGAATCGGTCAAACTCCCGCGACCAATTGATGCGCACGGCGGCGGGGCACACAACCAGGATGTTCTCTGCGTCAACCAGGTCGCACGCGATGATAGCTTGCGCGCTCTTACCCAGCCCCATCTCGTCGGCCAACAAGGCCTGTGGCATTTTTGATAGGAACGCTGCGCCGTCTAACTGATAGGGGAAGGGTGTTTCAAGCATAAAGTTCGATGATCTTTTTACAGATTAGATGTTGTAGATTTTTCGCCGCTTACAGCTTCCAATCTGTCTGCCACCAGCTTCGCGTAGCCAGCAATGTCCATCCAGCTGTCGGCGTAGTTCGGGTCTCCATTCAGGATACGACCGAGCTTGTTGGCTATCATGGCCAAGGCTTCCCGTTGATCGGGAGCAAGTTTGGATGAGTCGCAGGCGCTGTACATGGCGGCTTTGATCGCTTGTGCGATAGCTGCCTGGTCAGCAAAATTGCCATAACGCTTACCGCGCTCGTTTAACGTGTCGGCGAGGGTGTTGTTTGTGTTAGTCATAAGTTTGCTTTCTTCTTTTTAACAAATGCCAAATTTTGCGAAAGATGTGAAAGACCAGCCGATTATTGCGCGCCAATGCAAAATCATAGGGGGGTGATCGGGGTGGGTTATTGCCGCGCACAAAGTCCACTCGGTGGGCATCCAAATCATAACTTTTAAGTCAAAGATTTCTTCCAAGTCAAAAGGTGTATCGAACTGTTTCAAGATTTTAGCTTCTCCGTCTTTCAAAGCTAGAACCCTAAGTTTTTTATCGGTGAACTCGGCCACAACAGCTTCAGCGCCGCTTGCTGAGTTATGAAGAATAATTATAACGCCTTCGGCGGCG